ATGTCGATTTTCATCGCCAACTGCACGAAGCAGCATCTCGATCACCACTTCCGCTCGCCCGAACACGCCGGCAAGGCGCAGGTCGTGCACATCCCGTCGGGCCAGCAGCGCGAGATCGCGCGCGGCGCGTCGGGTGCTGTCATCGAGGCGCTGGTGCGACACCTCGAGCAATTCGGCTTCCGCAATGCAGCCGAGGTGAACGGCAAGATCAGCGAGTTCTCGGGCTACCTCTACCGCGTCGGCAAGCCCGTCACGGAAACGCACATCGTCACCGCGCACGATCAACTCGTCGACACGCAGGAGCATCGCTCCGCGCAGGAAGCGACGCGCAGCGCGCTCGCCTTCGACAGCGCCACGCGCGACAAGAAGGGCGGCGGCAAGGGCCGGCGCATGGCGAGCGTGACCTCGGTCGAAGTGAAGCAAGACGTCCCGCCCGGCCAGAAGCCGACCGGTGACGAAGTGAACTTCTCGCTGTCGGTAACGCCGGAAGGCCGCGCAGACGCCAAGCTCCCGGTCTGAAATGGCCTTCGTCGATCCGACTCAGCCGAATCTCGCGGACTTTACGACGTTCGTCTACAACCAGGGCGTGCCGCAGGCTGACCTGCCGACGGACTCGCAGTACCTGCAGTGGGCGTACACGATGGCGCTGAATCTCGCGCTCCTGCCGCCATGCAGCGTGCCGCCGATCGTCTATGTGTTGGCCGTGTACAACCTCGGCATGCACCGGCTGCTGAAGGTCGCGCAGGACACCCCGTCGTCGACGTTCTTCTCGCAGCAGCGCGCGGCGTTCAAGCTGATGGCGTTCGTGGGCGGTGTCGTGCAGTCGTCGGCGGATAACGGCACGTCGAACAGCCTCGTCGTGCCCGACTTCATGAAGAACCTGACGATGCAGGATCTCGACCTGCTGAAAACGCCGTGGGGAAGGGAATACCTCTCATATGCGCAGCAGTACGGCCCGGACGTTGTCGGAGTTTCCTGATGCCCACTCTCCACCTCGGCGTGATCGACGTCGCCTATACCGGGCCGGACGCAAAGCCCGGCGTCACAACGGGCGACGTCGCGACATTCATCGAGGACGAGTACCACGTAATGCGCGTGTTCCTCGAGATGTACGAGGAGGAGATCGGCGAGCTGCTGGCGAACGACATCGCCGGCGAGATCGAAAGCATCGCGCAGGGCAAGCCGGTCGGCCGCCTGTCGGTCGACGTGTCGACGGGAAAGATCGGTGAGCTGTTTCGGGACTTCCTCGACGCGCGCGAATGGAAACAGGCGAGCGCGCAGACGGTTGCTGCTGCCGATGAGGGCGTGAGCCATCGGAAGAAGCGGCCGTACGCCGCAGAGAACCCGGCGCGACCGGAGTTCGTCGACACGGGCCTGTATCAAGCGTCGTTTCGTGCATGGATGACTGACTGATGGGACTGATCGACGAAGCAGCGGCTGCGCCGGGCGATCTCGCCGCGGCGCTTGAGGCCGGCGTCGAGCAGCTCTCGCGCAATCAGTCCGTCACGTTCCAGCAGTACACGAAAGCGACGCTTCCCACGGATGGCTACGTGTTCTGGGTCGCGAGCAGTACCGCGCAGCAGTTCAGCGGCTCGCTGCACGTCCTGACCGATCGCCGGCAAGAGGAAGACCAGACGATCGCGGCGAACAAGTTCCTGTTCACGTCGGAGCAGGAAATCGCGCAGCTCAACACGATCGCGCCGGGCACGATGTGGATCGGCACGTGGCAGGTCGACGGCGTGACGCTGCAGGTCGCGTTCGCCGAGACGGGGCTGAACTACCAGCAGGCCGGCCTCTGGCACTACCGGGGCTTCGCCGTCTATCCGGCGCTGGCGTCGCAGCTCGTTGCGAGCATGGCGGATTTGCCGGTCGAGCCGATCGTCTCGAACAGCCTGCCGATCTGGCTGTCGCTGACGGGCATCGCTGGCGCGCCGATCTATCCGTCATTTCTCGTGCCTGACAACGTCCAGCCGCCGTACGTCACCGCGCACATCGAGCCGGTCGAGACGATCGCGCTGCAGGCGTTCCCGACGTACGCATGGCCCGGTGCGCCGACGCCGCTGACTGCGCTGCAGCAGATGGCAAGCGCCCAGCTCATGCGCGACAACGTGCGGCTCACCCTGTACGGATTCACGAATCAGCGCGCGATCCAGTTCTACGCGGCGCTGATCGACTACTCGCTGAACACCGACGACTTCGGCTTCTGCAATTCGCCGGCGATCCGCGACGAGAAGCGCACGCAGGTCGAGATTGCGGCGCTCGCGATGAAGAAGACCCTGACGATCCTCGCGTCGTACTACCAGGGAACCGCTGACGCGATCGCGCGGCGGCTGATCCTGTCGGCCAGCATCACCACCACCATCCAGGAGTAATCGAAATGCCCCAATACCCCATCGTGCCGCGTCCGGGCGGCTCGCAGTCGGCGCTCGACGTCAGCGCCCCGACCGTCGTCAAGGCCACGCCGGGCACGCTCGTGCGCATCACCGTTTTGACGGCCGCCACGGCCGGCACGTTCGGCGCATATGACGCTTCCACGACTGGCTCGGCCGCCACGGCCAACGCGATCGTGCAGTACGCGAGCGGCTACCCGGCCGTCGGCTCGGTGATCTACCTGCAATGGCCGTGCAACACCGGGATCGTCGTGAATCCGGGCACCGGCGGCGCCGTTTCCGTCGCATTCGCGTAATCCCAGGAGTCGCCCACCATGGCGCAAACCATCACCTCGGCGATCGTCAATCTGAACGTCACCGTCACTCGGGCGCCCGTGCCGTCGCAGCTTCAGCGCAGCGGTGCGATCGTCTCGGTGGGCGGCACGACGCTTACGCCCGGCACGTACCAGTACTGCGGGCTCACCTCCGACCTCACGGCCATTCTCAGCGGCGCGGGCAATTCGACCGAGCTGACGAACATGGCGAACACGCACTTCGCGCAGGGTTCGGCCGTCGGCTTCTACGTGCTCGAGCTCGGCGCCGAGACCGGCGTCGATCAAGGCATCGGCCTGCTGCAGACATGGATCTCGAACAACCCCGGCGTCTTCTACTCGTACCTCGTGCCGGCGGCATGGGATTACTCGAAGGATGAAGTCGGCAGCGTCATCGTGACGAACGGCGGGTCGGGCTACACGTCCGCGCCGACGGTCACGTTCTCCGCGCCGACGTCGGGCACGACCGCGACCGGCACGGCCATCATCCAGAACGGCAAGGTCGTGGCCGTCACGATCACGAATCCGGGCTCGGGCTATACCGCGGCGCCGACCGTCTCGTTCTCGGGCGGCGGCGGCACGGGCGCGGTCGCCACGGCGAACCTCGCATCGGCGCTGAACATCCTCGCCAGCCTCTACTCGTCGCCGACCAGCAAGACGTACTTCTTCGTCACGACGATCTCGACGAACCTCGCGAACTACTCGACGCTGAAGTCGGTGTTCGCGGTGGTGCCGAGTCCGCTCGCGCCGTCGACCGAGTTCACGGCGGCCGCGTTCTTCTATCAGTGGCTGGTCAACCAGCCCGGCGCGTCGAACAAGCTCGCGCCGATGGCCTACCGCTACCTGTATGGCGTCACTGCGTGGCCGGCGCAGGGCTACAACGCGCAGATCACATCGATCCTGAGCGGCTACGGCAACATCGTGCTGACGGGCGCCGAGGGCGGCATTTCGACGGCATGCGTGTTCAAGGGCACGCTGATGAGCGGCGATCAGGCGAGCTGGTGGTACGGCATCGACTGGTTCCAGATCCAGGCGAAACAGCGCATCGCGGCCGCGATCATCAACGGCTCGAACAGCAATCCGCCGCTGCTCTATGACCAACCCGGCATCAATACGATCGAGTCGGTGGCTGAAGGCGCGGGCTCGAGCGCGGTCACGTTCGGTTGCGCGCAGTCGGTGTCGATCAGCGCGGTCGATTTCGTGACGTACACGACGCAGAACCCGGGCGATTATGCGGCTGGCATCTACAACGGCCTCGCTGCGACGGTCCGCGGTCAGAACGGGTTCCTGACGATCACCTTCAACATCGACGCGGTCCAGTTCTAAGGAGAGCCACAAATGGCAAACCCGCTTGTCAGCCAAGGCACCCTGAACCGCGTTCGGTGCTCGGTCATCGTCCCGGCCTTCACGTCGCTGAACATCACGGCGCCGTATATGGGGAAGTCGTTCGCGCGCATCTCGCTCGAGGGCGACTTCACCGACCAGACCGGCACCGGCACGGGGCTGGTCAACTCGCCGACGCCGTATGTGCCGGCGACGATCTCCGTCGGCATCTTGCGCACGCAGGCGCTGGCGAGCGCATGGCGCGCGCAGTGGGAATCGAACAGCGTGCTCGGCCAAGTCAAGATCAACAGCGACTCGGCCGCGTTCGATGCGTTCACGCTGTACGACACCGCGATCCGCCACTTCGACCCGAACGCATTCGATGGCATGGACGCGGTCTGCATGCTGGTGCTGCGCGGCACTTACTACGTCAACAACAACCTCTGGAGCATGACGTGATCCAGATCAACGAGGCGATGAACCTCGTCGTGCCGATCGTCGCCGATGAGGCCGGCGTGAAGGTGTGGGCTTATCACACGCCGATCTCGCGGCAGATCTTCGAGTCGAACTATCGCGTGCTCGCGGCGACGAAGGCGTCGCTGATGAGCCGCGGCGGGATTTACATGATGGACTCGGGCCCGCGCATCGCGGCGCTCACGCTGCTCGACGAGGGCATGCGCGAGGCCGAGGCGCGCGGCAGTTATGCGAAGGACGGGAAGACCGTTCTCGACGAGGCGACGCCGGCGCTGATGGATGAAATCCGCCGCCTGACGATGGTGCTGGTGCCGGGCCCGGGTGGCTGGGATCTCCTGCCGATCGAGAGCGCGGTGGCCGCCGGCAAGATCGATGAAGAGGATCAATCCGAAGCGGAGTCGGCGATCGTTTTTTTTACTTGCATCTGTGCGCTCGCGAGCAAGGCGGAACGGAAGAAACAGGCGAGCAGCACGGCTTCCCTGCTGAAGGGGTCGATTACCTCCTTGTCGCCTATGGAGTTCGCCGATTCCTTGCCGAACTCGACGAAGGCCGCACCTTCGGCACAACAGGCGGTGTCGTCGGTTCCATCCTGAAGTTCGTGGCCTGCGAGGGCTTCGCAGAGACAGTGCAGCGACATGGCTTCGAATATCGCAGCGCGCGCGACTTCCGCGATCGCAACATCCTCGAGCTGATCCGAACCCTGAGAGGCCCAAGTGGCTAATAAGCCGATCATCAACATCGACGTGAACGCCGAGCAGTTCAAGGCGTTCTACGAGCTGTACGAGCAGTTCGAAGCCAAGGTCGGGAGCATGCCCAAGGAGTGGCAGCAGATCGACACGTCGATGCGTCGGAATGCGGCCACTGCAAAGACGCTCGCCAGTGGCATCCAGTCGTCGACCGAGGCGCAGCGCCAGTTCAACATCATGGCGCGCGAAGGCCTGCATACGATGTCGAAGATGGCGAAGGAAGCCAGCAACGTCGGCAAAGCGGTGTTCGACATCGGCAAGTGGCTGCTGAAGCTCGGCGCCATTGGCGGCGGCATCGCGGGCTTGGGCGGCATCCTCGGCGCGACCAGCCTGCGCGACCTTGCGCACTCGGCCGTGACCGAGCAGCGCGGCGCGCGCGGCGTCGGCCTGACGCCTGGGCAGTACAAGGCGTTCGGCATGGATTTCGGGCGCTTCCTTGACCCGAGCATCCTCAGCAAGGTCGCGGATCAGCAGGCCGACTTCACGGGCCGCATGTGGCTTTCGCAGGCATCCGGCATGCCGATGGATCGGGTTGCGAACGCTGGCCCGGATCAGTTGGCGATGCAGCTCGCCACGCGCGCGCATGACTGGTGGAACAAGACGCCGGCCTCGATGCGGACCGCGCAAGTGCTTCAGGCAACCGGCTTCCAGTCGGTATTCACGCTCGAGGACATGCGCCGGCTCGGCAACACGCCGATGTCGGAATTGCAATCTGCGCGCTCGCAATACAACCGCGACCAGCGGTCGCTGAACGTCAGCAACGGCACGACGCAAGCCTGGTATGAGTTCGATCGCCAGATCTCACTTGCCGGCCGCACGATTGAAACGTCGCTGACGAACAAGCTTGTCGAGCTCGCTCCGTCTCTGCGCAGTTTCGTGACGACGCTGACGAAGGACGCCGACCAGCTGATCAATGACATCTTCACGCCGAAGAACCTGAAAGGCGTTGAAGAATTCGTGACTGGTGTGACGACTTATCTGGGCTCGCCTCAATTCCGCCAAGATCTCAAAGATTTCGCGGGCTTGATCGGCGCGGTTGCCGAAGCTATCCGCAAGGCAGCTCATTTTCTCGGAGTCGATGGATCACCATCCCCGGCGCCTACGACGCCTGAGGCATTCACTTCTGGTGCGACATCAAAAGGTTCGACGTGGGAGCAGGCCCTCGGCATGACACGTCATAAGTTGACGATGCCGAGCGATCCGGCCGGCTATCTGGCGGATATCGAGAAGCAACGCGGTTTGCCGGCTGGCACACTGGCGCGCATGTGGAAGATCGAATCAGGATCGGGCAGCAATCTGATCGGCCCGGCGTTGAAAAATGGCGATCAGGCAATCGGCGACTTCCAGTTCACTTCGGCCGCCTGGAAAGATTGGGGCAATGGTGGCGATCGATATAGCTTCAAGGATGAAGCTGGCGCATCGGGTCGCTACATGCAGTCCCTGATGAAGAAGTATGGCGGCGACATCCGAAAGGCGCTCGCCGCGTACAACTGGGGGCCGGGCAATGTCGACAGGGACATCAACGGATATGTTGACAGGCAAGGAAGTCATCACCCCGGTCTCGGAGCCAATTGGGAGCAAGGACTGCCGGCCAGTGTGCGGTCGTATATCACGCAGATCGCCGGCGAGGTCGCCAAGCGCAGCGCCGTGAAGGTGCAAGTCCAGGTGAGCAACAACACGTCCTCGCGCGTCGCGATCCAAGCCAACGCAGCAGCACCGGGTAATTGAGATGGCAGGACTCGACCTTTCCTCAGGATTTCGATCGGCGTACGACCTGTCGTTTCAGGTCTCGCCGATCATCCTGAATGGCGGGATCGTCGCGAACACGCTCGGCGGCATGATGCCGATCATCGGCCTCGTCGGCCAGCTGGGCGCGCTCGCGCAGAGCGTCCTGTCGAGCGGCAGCGTGGGCCTCGACAACTTCTTCGCGCGCTTCGTCGTGTTGCCCGGCGGCACGATCATCAGCAACGCGGTCGGCACATATCCGTTCGCGAACCAGCAGGTCGCCGGCAATGCGATCGTGATGCAGCCGAAGAACGTCTCGCTGCTGATGATCGCGCCAGTGAAGGACACAGGCGGCTACCTGACGAAGCTCGCGATCTTCACGTCGCTGCAAAGCTCGCTCGAAGCGCACTGCGCCGCGGGCGGCACGTTCCATGTGGCAACGCCCGCGCGGATCTACACGAACTGCATCCTGACGTCGATGACGGACGTTACGAGCGGCGAGGGCAAGCAGCAGCAGATCCAGTGGCAGCTCGATTTCGTGCAGCCGCTGTTGACGCAGCAAGCGGCGAGCAGCGCCTACGGCGCGCTGATGAGCAAGCTCGCGGGCGGCCAGCAGGTGACGTCGCCCGCATGGTCCGGCGCGGTGGCCGCCGCCGGCTCGGCGGTGCAGGGCGCGCTCGATGGCATTGGCAACATGGCCGGCGTCGTGAACCAGTTTCTTTCCCAGCCGGCGCTATGACGACGCTCGTTCCTTTTCAGCCGTCGAATGCGACGACGCCACCGTTTCAGGCAACGGTCACGCTCGATGGCGTGGCGTATTCGCTGTCGGTGACGTGGAATATCGCAGGCATGCGCTGGTACGTGACGCTGACCGACCAGAACGGAAACATCGCCTGGAATGGCGCGATGATCGGCTCGCCGCTCGGCTTCGACATCCCGCTCGCGCCGGGCATTTTCACGACGTCGACGCTGCTGTACCGGGAAGATTCTGGAAATTTCGAGGTGAATCCGTAAATGCGTTACTACGACATCGCGATCTTTCCTCAGTCAACCGAAGGATTGTCGACGTTGGGGTTTTCCACTTCGACAACATTGAATGTTCCGGCATCGTCAGGAGCATTGGGCTCGAACAAGTATGGTTTTACGGCCGGATCCTCGCTCCCCATTCGTCACTGGACCTCTCATCCCAATGGCGCGTTCGACCCGGGCGCATTGAACGTCGAATTCGATCTCCCGGTCGCCGCGTATGGCACTCCCGATGGGTTGGTATCCATTCTGATTGAGGGGGTGCCTTTGGGCGATCTCTTGCAGGCGCATCAGTTCGCCGGCATGTATCTCGTAATGAAAGGCGGCATGCAAGCCGGCCTGCCATTGGCGAATCCGAAACAGGCCGGACCACTGGTGGCCGGTAGGATCTTTCAGTCCTTCGGTAACTGGGAGGGCACGGAAATGACGCTCGATCTCGTTCTGAACCCTGCGGAATACACGCTCGATCAGCCGGGCAACATCGTCCTGAATTGGAAGGCCGGTATGACGCTATCTGCCGCGCTTCAGCAGACGCTTTCGGTAGCTTACCCGGCGTTACCGATATCGATCAACATCAGCGATCTGTTGGTGAATTCTAGTGATGTGACACATGTTTCGAGCACGCTCGAAGAACTCGCGCAGTTCATCCTCCAATATACGGAGGGGCATTATCTCGGTGCGGACTACGCTGGTGTGCAGATCGCCATACGGTCCGGCCAGATCGTCGTCTACGATAATACGTACAAGCCGAACACCGTACAGCTCGCATTCACGGACTTCGTCGGTCAGCCGACGTGGATCGCGCCGAACGAAATGCAAGTCAAGCTCGTGATGCGAGCGGATATCCAACTCAATACGGAATTGTTGATGCCGCAGGGCATGCAAAACACGCCCGGCATCGTCCTGACGTCGTCGGCCTCGATGCCGTCGAACGCGAAATACAAAAGCGCATTCCAAGGAAAGTTCTTTGTGAAATCGCTACGCCACATTGGCAATTTCCGCGCGCTTGATGGCGCCTCTTGGGTAACGGTCGCGAATTGCGTGGTGCCGAGCAATGGCTGACAACTACTCGAAGCTGCCGCTGCAGCGTTCTCTGAATCGCGTTGCGATCACGCGCGCGCAGCAGGCGATCAGGAGCACGGGCCGCGCGCTGCCGTGCCGCGTGACGAAGGTCACGGGCGCGATCGTGACCGTCGAGTTCGAACTGCAAGGCACATGGACGCTGCCGCCTGTGACGATCCCGAAGGCTGAAAGCCCGTGGATTCGCAATCCGACGCAGGTCGGGGACAAGGGTGTGACGATGCCGGCCGACGCGTATCTCGGCGGCGTATCGGATTTAGGCGGGGGCACGGCCGACACTCGCGCCCCCGGCAACCTGTCGGCGCTCGTGTTCGTGCCGGTGAGCAATGCGAACTCGGCACCCGATGACACGAACGCGGCGCAGGTCTGCGGCCCGAACGGCATGATCGCGCGCACCACGCAGGGAACGCCGTCATCGTGCGTCGTGAACCAGAACGGCGTGACGATGGCATACGGCGGCGCGTCGCTTTCGCTGACTGCGGCCGGCATCGTGATGAGTTTCGGCGGCCACACGATCACGCTCGATGGCTCGGGACTGTCGATCGACGGCAACAGCTATGTGAACCACACGCACGGGTACTTTCCAGGCACTGGATCGAAAACGCAAACCGACCCGCCCATTAATTGAGGGAGCGACAACGTGCGCACATGGGGCCGCATTTACAACCAGGATGGCACCTATCAGTGGGTCAAGGTTACGACGGACGCGAACGGTTACAACGACAACGTCTACCTGACGACGCTCTGCCAGGTGCTGAAGCTGAATCTCGGTGAATCGCCGTTCTACGCGAACTACGGGATACCCGCGCAGCAGACCGTCGTGACGCAGGTGTTTCCCGACTACTACGCGATGGTCACGCAGCAGCAGTTTGCGCCGTATTTCGCGTCGCTCGCGATCGTGCGCGAGCCCGGCAGTTTCCCGCCCGTCTACAACATCCAGGCCGTCGCGCATAGCGGCGCGCTTTTGAACGCGACCGTCGCCATATGAGCACGATTCCTCTCGTCATGACCGCGGCCGGCCCGGTCGCTACCGATCCGGCCACGCTGCGCCAGAACCTCATCAACGGCGTCGCTGCCGAGGTTCCGGACTATCAGGCGAACCTTCCCGGCTCGTTGATCGAAGACATCGCATCGACCGACGTCGGCGCGCTGACGACGATCGATCAAGCGCGTGTCGAGGCGATCAACAGCGTCACGCCATTCGGCGCGAATGCCTTCGTTCTCGCGCAGCTCGGCGCGCAATTCGGCGTTCCGCAAGGAGTCAGCGCGAACGGAAGCGCGTATGTGGTGTTCAGCGGGCCCGCCGGCTACGTCCTTCCGGCAGGGTTTGTGGTCGGCGACGGTGCTCACCAGTACGCGCTGCAGGATGGGGGCGTCATCCAGACTGGCGGCCAGTCGGCGCAGCTCTATGCGGTGTCGACTTCCAGCGGCACATTCGCGATCCCGCAGAACGCCGTCAACCAGATCATCACGTCGTTGCCGAGCGAGTACGTCGGCGCGATTACGGTAACGAATCCGCAGGCCGGCACGGCCGCGACGACGACCGAAAGCCCGCAGGACTATCGCGGCCGCGTGATGCTCGCGGGGCAGGTGACGTCTGTCGGAACGCCGGCGTTCCTCAAGACGCTGCTCGGCAAGATCACGGGCGTGCAGCAGCGCCTGATCTCGATCAACCAGGTGACGGGCGGCTGGCAGGTGGTATGCGGAGGCGGTGACGCGTATGCGGTGGCCGCAGCGATCCTCCAAGGCACGCCGGACATCGCACTGCTGAAAGGATCGCAGCTCGGCATCACCAGCATGTCGAACGCCAATCCGGTCGTGGTTCAGACGAACCTCGGCAGCGGATACGCAGTCGGCCAGACGTTCACGGTGACGGGAGCGACGCCGAGCGCTTTCAATGGCACGTACACGGTTGCGTCGATTTCCGGGAACACGATTACCACGAGCACGAACGGATCCGGATTTGGGGCATATACCGGCGGGGCGACATTCTCGCCGAACCCGCGCAACGTGAATGTCTCGCTGTTCCAGAACCCGAACACCTACAACATTCCGTTCGTAAATCCCCCGCAGCAGGTCGTGACGCTCGCGGTGACATGGAATACGACGCTGCCTTCGTTCACGGCTGGCAGCTCGGTGAACCAGCTCGCGGCGCCGCAATTGCAGTCGTACCTGAATTCGATCTTCGCCGGGCAGCCGATCAACCTGAACGAGATGACCGCGACATTCCTCTCGGCAGTGGCACCGGTGATCGACGGCCCGAACGTGACGACACTCGAATTTGCGGTGACGATCAATGGCGTAGCCGTATCGCCCGCAGCAGGGACGGACATCATTCTGTCCGACCCGGAAAGCTATTTTTTCTGCTCGGACACGGGCGTGACCGTCGCGCAGGGGTGACGCATGCAGATCGAATCATTCGGCATCCAGCCGCTGCAGAAGGTCATCCCATCGTATCTGTACAAGGAATATCAGGACGACCCGACGCTGCAAGCGTTCGTCGACAGCTACAACGCGCTCGCGCAGGGCTATCTCGATTGGTTCAACCAGACGCCGCTCGGCCTCTACACCTCGCCGTTCATCACCGGCGCTCTGCTTGACTGGATCGGACAAGGCATCTACGGCATCCGGCGCCCGGTGCTCGCATCGCAGACGTCGGTTCGGTTTGCTGGGTACAACGCGAATCCGTACAACACGGTCGCCTACAACGCGCAGTATTACTCGGCCAGCCAGACGGCATCGGTCGCGAACGACGACATCTACAAGCGTGTGCTGACGTGGCATACGTACCGCGGCGACGGCATGCAGTTTTCGATGCAGTGGCTGAAAAATCGGATCTCGCGATTCGTGAACGGCGCCAACGGCAGTGACTATCCGGTGCTCAACGACCCGCCGATGATCTCGGTGACCGGTACGGTGTTCGCCGTGACTGCACTCGACAGCGTCGGGTTCGACGCTCTGCAGCTCTGCTACCAGAATGGCGCGCTTCAGTTCCCGTTCGAATATCAGCTGCAGTTCAACGTCGTCAAGTTCTTCAACGATGGCGGCGTGCTGACGATGCCGTTCGCGTTCACTTATCCGACCAGCCCCGTCGGGCTCGCGCCGGGCGCGGTGTGGTGGAACGGTGGCTTGATCTCGGTGGTGCCCGGCGTCACGCCCAATCCGTCGGCGCCGCCCCTGTACTTCGATACGACGTTCCCGCTCGAGCTGCTCGCGCTCGGCGGGGGCAATCTCCCGCTGACCCCGCCGGCGGCCGGCACTGGCCAGCTCTGGAATAACGGCGGCGCCATCTCGATCGCATAGCCTGGAATTCACTCATGCCATCCCTTTTCACATTCGCCAACAACGTCAGCACCAAGTTGGCGGGGGCGATCTCGTCCACGGCTACGTCGCTCACGCTGTCGAGCGCGGCCAATCTGCCAACGTCGATCCCGGCCGGCAAGGCGCTCGTCATCACGCTCAACGATCAGGCCACTCGACAGCAGTTCGAGGTGATCTATGCGACGTCCATCACGGGCGCGACGTTGAGCGGACTGCAGCGGGGGCAGGAGGGCACCACGGCGCAGTCGTGGTCGACTGGCGATTACGCCTACTGCGCGCCGACGATGGGGCAGATGCAGGCCTTCGGCCAGCTCGGCGACACGAACACATGGACAGGGCAGAACACTTGGACGGGGCAGGGCACCTTCACGGATCCTCTCGCTGTAGCGAATGCCGCGCTTCCGGGGCAGGCACTGGCGCTGGGCCAACTGGCATCGCTGATCGGCCCGAACGGATACCTGACGATTCCGACGTACTACAACGGTGCGCTGATCGAGCTCTTCCTCGAATGGGGAGCGACGCCGATCGTTCCCGGATCAGGCACGGCAACGGTGACATTCGCGGCGCCCTTCGTGAACAAGCTGTTCGCGTTCGTCCCGGTCGGAGGCAAGAACATCACGAATCAGGGGAGCGCGCTGGTCGCAGGAACATCGAGCCTCACCGTCGGCGCGCTGGTCAACATCGGCCCGAATCAGGTCGACGCTGGATCGTATATCGCGGTCGGATACTGACTTCTCAGACGCATTCACACCAGGCCCTCTTCGGAGGGCCTTTTTCTTGCCAGGACGCCATGAAAAAGACACTGCTCGCTCTGCTGCTCGCGCCGGTCGCCGCGCTCGCACAAACGTACCCGTCGCCGATCTTCAACAACATCACCGTCAACGGCACAGCGTCGATCACGAACGCGTCATTCACCAACACGCCGACGTTCACGGGCGGGCTGCCGCTAAGCAGCCTATCGAACATCGCGGCGAACACGATTCTTGCAAACGTGACGTCGGCCTCGGCTGGCGTGACGGCGTTCGCGATGCCGTCGTGTAGCGGCGCAGGCAGCGCGCTGAATTACACGAGCGGCACTGGCTTCGCGTGTGTGACCGGACTTGCTCCGCTTGCATCCCCGACATTCACCGGCACGCCAGCTGCGCCAACGGCAACGACCGGCACGAACACGACGCAAATCGCGACGACAGCATTCGTGAACAGCTCCATCACGGGTATGCCGTCCGCGACGTTCGGATCGCTCTATCTCGCGTGGTTCAACGGCTTGCCGACGACGTTGCCGGCGACGTCAGGCGTGCTCTGGAATAACGGCGGAATCCTGTCGAAGTCCTGATTCTTGCGACGAACCTGCGATTGATCAAGAGAACAACCTCATGAAGAAACTGCTCATTCTGCTGCTCGTGCTGCCAGCGCTGGTATTTGCGCAAACATATCCATCTCCGACATTCAACAGCGTTGTTCTGCAGAATCCGCTGACGCCAGCGAATGGGGGCACTGGCGCGACTACATCGACCGGTACTGGATCCGTTGTTTTATCGAATTCGCCCTTGTTGGCAAGCCCGACGATTACCGGTTCCTTGACTGCGACGGGGCTGGTTACATTGCCGAGTCTCGCGGCTCAGGCAGCGAACACAGTCATCGCAAATGCCACTGGCTCGAGCGCCAGCCCGACGGCATTTGCGATGCCGAGCTGCAGCGGCACGAACAATGCGCTGCGCTGGACGTCCGGAACGGGATTCACATGCGCGAGTTCGATTGCGCTTACGTCGAGCGGTCTGAACCAGTTCGCAGCAACGACTTCATCTCAACTGGCCGGCGTGATCTCGGATGAGACGGGTTCAGGTGCGCTGGTGTTCGCTACGAACCCTACGCTCGCCGGGTTGACCTCCACTGGTACGGTGGCGATTTCCAGCTCGAGTCCGCTTCAGACATTCAACTCGACCACGACGACGCTCGGGACGCTGAACTTCAATGCGACCGGTGGCACGTATTGGCAAGTGCAGCCGACTACCTCAGCGTTCCCGGTCTGCCGTTACAACGCTGGCACGTTAGTCGACTGCCCCTTCAGCCTTTCCAACTCGAGCGGGCTGCTGACATTGCTTGACGGCCTGGCGGTTACTGGAACAGTAAGTGGCACTGGTTTCTCGAACTACCTCGCATCGCCCCCGGCTATTGGCGGGACAGCGGCGAATACTGGCGCGTTCACGACGCTTGCTGCGTCCAGTACCGTAAGCGGCGCGGGTTTCGACAACTACATCACGAGCGCGAACACGATCGGTCTCATCGATTCGATGACCAATGCAAGGGCGTATGGTGCGCTCGGGAATTCGAACGGCACGCACGGCAACGGGAATGACGACACGACGGCACTGCAGAATGCGCTGAACGCGTCGGCCAACGGTATCCTGCATATCCCGTGCGGCACGTACCGCATCACGGCGTCATTGCAGGAATCGTCGACGAACAATTACTGGGTAAAGGGCGACGGCCAGTGCACGAAGATCTACAACGACGCAGCGACCGCTGTTCCGACGTTCCGATTCAATCCGAGTTCATATAACGGTAACGTCAACCCGACGATCAAGATCTCGGGAATCAACTTCATCACGCCGAACGTGAGCGGAGGCGGCCAAACTGCCGTGACGTTTCAGAACGAATCGGCCCCGCATTTCACGAACAACATCGTACAGGGCTACCAGGTTGGCTTGTCGTTCACGACGACCTACGGTCCGATCATCGATCACAACTCGTTCTACAGCATGAAGGGTGCTGCGATCGATTGCTCGATCGATGCGAGCTGCAACAACGCGCAGATCCATCAGAATGGATTCTTCAGCAACGGGATCACGAATTCCGATGCCGCGATCAAGATGTCGTCTCCGACGAACATCAACGGATTCTCGGTGATCGGGAACGACGTCGAAGGGAATTACGGCGGGATCATCGCGAGCAACGCTTCGGGCGGCGTGATCGCGGGGAACTATATCGAGAACCAGACCGGCTACAACCTGTGGTTCGCGTCCGGCAACTCGTCGATCGACATCAACGGGAACTGGCTCGGAGCGTCGCCGACGCTTACGCTGCAAGGGTTGTCGAACAGCGTGTTCCAGAACAATGCGATCTACAACTACACGATCGGGCAGGGCACGACGACGAGCGTTCGCCAGATCAACAACACGACGACTGGAACGGGCAGCATCACGCTCCCGTCGATCGGGCAGTTGAACAGCAACACGACCAGCGGCACGTCGATGACGAGCAATACGCCGGTCAACTGCACGTCGATCACATTGCCGGCCGGTACGTGGGACATCAGTGGTTCCGTGCAATTCGCACCGGCCTCGACCACTGTCGTTAATTACATGCATTCCAGCATCAGCCTGACGTCCGCGACGATGGCGCCGCAGCCGAATCGAACGGACATTGGTGGGATCAGCGCGACCGGCAGCAACGTCGGATCGATGTCGGAATCGACGCCAGTCGTGCGCGAAACATTCGCATCTTCGACACCGGTCTATCTCGTCGGCAATTCGGTATTTACGACAAGCACGATGACGTGCAACGGGTATATCCGCGCCGTGCTCGTTCAGTAAGCACGCGACATCTCCAATAAAACGACCAGCCGCCTCCGGGCGGCATTTTTTATACCGGGGCCCATGAACCATCCACATGCACACGCGGACGGCGCGGTGACGCCGGCCCGCATCACGGATCTGGAGATTCGGATGAGCACTCTCGAGCAACAGGTCGCCTCTTACCACGACGAGCTCTCGCGCAACACGCAGGTGACGCAGCGGGTCGAGTCGAACACGGCCGAGCTGATCGCGCTGATGCAGTTCGCGAGCAGCGGGATCAGCTTCTTCGCGGGCCTGGGGCGATTCCTCCGCAAGCTGGTGATCTGGCTCGGCCCGTTCATCACGATCGGCACGGCGATCTGGGCGCTGCTGCACGGCAAGTGGCCGGAATGGCCGGGGCAATCATGAACCTGAACGCCGCGATCGTCGCCGCCGGATGCGGCGCAGCGCCGGCGCGCGCGGCGCAGTGGGTCGGGCCGTTGCAGGCCGCTTGCGACGCGCAGCAGATCGGCGTCGAGAGCGCGCGCTTATCCGCCGTCTCCGAGAACCTGAACTACAGCGCTGAGGGATTACTCGCGACTTTCCCGAAGTACTTCAGCGAAGCCGAGGCACAGCAGTACGCGCGTCGGCCGCCGGCCATCGCGAATCGCGTCTATGCGAGTCGGTACGGGAACGGCAATGAGGCAAGCGGCGACGGCTGGCGGTATCGGGGCCGCGGTCTGGTGCAGATCACTTTCCATGACAACTACCAGCTCTGCGCCGTTGCGCTCGGCCTGCCGCTCGTTCAGCAGCCTGACCTGCTCACCGATCCGGCGAACGCTGCCATGTCGGCTGCCTGGTGGTGGAGGGCGCACGGCCTGAATGCGCTGGCCGACGCCGGCCAGTTCCAGCAGATCACGCGCGTCATCAACGGAGGCCTGAACGGCTATTCGCAGCGCCTGTACCTGTACGGCGCGGCGAAGAAAGCGCTCGGCATCGCCTGAACGACAAAACGCGCGACGAAATATTCCCGATTTATTCCGGCCCGGCCGCGCGCTGGGCTTTTTCGTTTCTGGAACCAGACATGACCCGATGCAGCCATGACATGCCGCTCGAGCAACCGTGCGAGCACTGCACGGCCGAGGGGCTCGCGAAAGTCACGCACGCGCACACCGAGAAGGAAACACTCTCGGTGGCCGTGAACATCCCGGAGCACGCCGAGCGCAAGACGACGGCGCTATTTGAGCGCACGCGCAAGGAGCTGATCGAGCGCGAGGGCGGCCGCTGCTTCATCTGCAATGCGACGGCCGAGGAATCCGGCCATCCGCTCGAGGCTCATCACCATCCGATCGAGCGCTCGCTCGCCGAGCTGATCGACTGGGAGCGCTTCAAATTCGATGCACAGGCCGGCTTTTGGGGCGAGCAAATCAAGGCGTTCAACTGGGATGGCTTCACCGACTGGACGCAGTTCGTCGACGACATGACCGTGAACGGCATGTTGCTCTGCAAGGCGCACCACATAGGGAAGGACGAGGGGCTGCACGCGATGCCTTTCCCGCTCTGGATAGCGCAGAAGTACGCGAAGGAGGGCTATCAGTTCTCCGACGTCGAAGTCATCCACCACAACCAGGAGTAAGCCATGGCAGTGAAATCCAGCCTCGTGACCGGCGGCATCACCATCGGCGTCACGGATCTCGTCCCGACCGTCGACTGGATACTCGGCGGCTGCAAGGGGCCGATTCCCGCCAGCCTGTCGTCGCTGATTGCCGGTCTCGTCGCGGCAGCTTTCCATGCTGCTGTCGAGGCATATACAAACCGCGGCGTGACGCCGGGCCAGCAATAACCATCTCGCCGCGCGCCGCGGCACCACTCCCAAAGGATCACCCATGAAGAAGCTCATGCTGCTTGCGGCAGGCATCGTCGCGTCTCTCGCCATCGTCGCCTGCAACTCCCTGCCTACCATCCAACAGCAGTTCCAGACTGGCTGCACGATCGTGAATGGCGATCTCGCCATCCTTGCGACGTCGCCGCTGCTGAATGCAGACCAGCGGGAGACCATTTCCGGCGTTCCTGGCGACCCGAAGAAGCCGGGTGTCCTGCCGGTGAATCAGGCGATCTGCAAGGCTGGCGCGCAGCTGAACGTCACCGATTTGAGGGCCTTCCATGATTCGCTGCTGCCGGCCGCGATCATGATCGTGCAGGCCGTGCCGGCGCTCCCGAATCAACAGGCAGTCCTTCTGGGTCTCCAGACGTTCGGTCCGATGGTTCAGGCGCTCATCGACCAGATCCTGACGACGACGGCGCCGGCCGCCGCATCGACGCCGCTCGCGGGTGAGCCGCTGAAATGACGCCGCGCGATTATGCGCTGCTCGCGCAGGAGGCGTATTCCGCCAAGCCGGACATCGGCAACGCCGACAGTGCCTCGCGCGCGATCGTGCGGCAGACGGCCGGTGGCTTGGTGGTCGCCTTCCCGGGCACGGACAATCTCGATTGCGTGGCCGCAGATCTCGACGCCCATCCGGTCGACGTGATCGGCATCGGCCAGGTGCATCATGGATTCTGGAAGGCGTGGGGCGCGATTGCTGTTGACGTGCTTGCGGCGATCGATGGCCGGCCGGTGACGCTCGTCGGGCACTCTCTCGGCGCCGCGATCGCGATCATGGCCGCGGCGGCGATGGTGGTCGGCGGCAACGCGCCGGCGGCAGTCTACGGTTTCGAGACGCCACGCGTGAGCACGAACGACAGCGTCGCATCGTTGCTTACGAAGGTGCCGCTCAGCCTGTACAAGAACGGGAATGATATCGTCCCGGACCTGCCACCGGACTGGTGCCATGCCGGCGCCATCCAGCAGATCGGCCGGCCGGCGCTACCGTTCGCGAACGTGACTGATCACGCAATCGCGCGCGTGATTACCGCGCTGACGTAGGTCAATGCTCGGCGCGCTGCCGAAGATCCTGTGCCGGGCCGGCAACGCGCGCCGGACTGAACAGCCGATCGAACGCGTTGACGATCGTGTGCCGGCATCGCGTTTCGACGAGCGCCCATAGCCCATAGGAAAAGACGAGCACCATCAGCCAGAAGACGATGATCTGAGTCAGGTTGTCACCGAATTTCGGGAAGGTCGTTGTGTGCAGCAATGCGCGGAAAACGATCTGGTGCGTCATGTACATGGCGAAACTGATCTCGCCCAGCCGAACGAACAGTTTCGGCGACAGCGCGCGGGCGAGCGCACCTGTGCTGAATGCCATCGCGAAGATGATCCCCGCGAAGATGATCGCGTTGCCGCATTCGTACCACCACTTGTGCGCCGCCGGCGGCATCAGATGCGGGCGATACATGCCTATCAGGTCGGCGACGCCCGGGAAGTAGTGTGCGGCCGCCAGACCGCCGAACAGCACGGCAGCCTGAGCGATGCTGATCGTCGCCGTTGACCACCCTCCAATCCGATCCTTCAGTCTTAGGTATAAGGATCCGGCCGCCACGCCCAACGAAAATTCGAAGATACGGGCCACCGGGAAGATATAGACCAGTGAGTCGTAGCTGATCTTGTCCTCGCCCTCAACCAAGCCTGTCGCGCCAATATGCGTTGCATACCAGATCATGAACAGTGCACCGCCCGCGCATAGCGCGATCTTCCACCACCACGTTCGATCCCATCGCCAGATCAAGAGCGGGAACATCGCATAGAAGAACGACTCAGTCGAGATGCTCCATGACAGCTCATTGAAGGAATAGAAGTGCGTTGGCCGCGGCGTCCAGCTTTGCAGCAACAGGACGTTCTGTAGGAGTGGTGGATTCGTCAGGCCCTCGGCGAAATAGCCCCACGGCCACGGGAAGAACACGAGGATCAGGAAAATCAGCGTGACGTGCGCGGGCCAGATTCGCGCGATGCGCGCGACCCAGAAACGCCCCCATTCACGGAATGTCGGCAGCTCCGGATGGCTGTAGAAAAGCACGAAGCCGGACAGGACGAAGAAGAACGAAACGCCCTGGTCGAGTGGAACGTGCTGTCGAAGCCAGGCGCCATACCCGAAATAGGCGCCGGTGTGATGCACGACGATCGCCGCGGCGGCCAGGAAGCGCAACGAAGTCAGGGCGGGGAGGTTATCTCGCAT